CTTGAACTCCCAAAAAGAAATCATTTGTCGCAATGATTCCAATGTATTCTAGAGTAGCAGGTGGAGTTTCTAGCGCCGCTTCACTGAATGAAACCGCAACACCAACATCAGCACGAATCTTTTCTGTGCGACGTGCTAGCAAATTGGAGTTATCTAAATCAGTCATTGTAGTCTGTGAAGTTGTTGTAACCGCAGCTGCAACTTGTGAGTTGATACCATCCTGCATATCTGGAGACGACCCATCTAGGTTTATTGCTAGAACTACAAACACTTCTCTGTCTAGTGGAGATAAGTTTAGATCTATCTGACTTTGTGTAAATGTATTAGGTGCTGATTCTTGTGTTCTAAATCCGATACTAACGACGCTTGATGATTGCTTCAATCCTTTTGGCATGAATGGGTGTACCCACCTAAGGTTATTATACTATTTTCTATACCAGTCTTGAACATCTACACCGCTAGATTAGGGTAAAAGGCGTAGCCGTACCACGAATCTAACCGGTCTCCGTATACCTTTTCTAACGATATATATACATAGGAAGACTAGTTAGCGGTAGTTAATGGAACCAATTCGAGATGCGAGAGGTCGAATCTGTGCCTGTGAACGCTGTGGCGGCTCATATGATTACATAATCACACCTTGTATGAGCAAGTTATGCACCGGTTGTGTCGATTATTTACTAGGAGTGAGAAAGAAATGAAACAAAAAATGATTACTTTAGATGATGAAACATCAAAACTAGCTGCAAATAAAACTAATTTTAGTGAATGGGTTAGAAATCAACTTAGATCGGAGAGAAATAAATCTGAATTATCTAGTGAAAACAAACTAGAACAGTTTACCAGGGTAACTAGCACAGTAAATATGAGCTCAGCTGAGCTGCTTTACCATCTAGAACAGCGAAGTGAAGCTGAGATTACCGCTCTCGTGTCCATCTTACGAGGCTCATTGAATCTCTAATGGCAAATGCTTTGGCATACATTACTGGTTGAGTAATCGCAATTATTGGATTAACTAGTATTTTCTCAGCTTCTTTCATTAATCTAGTATCTGAAGCAAAGGAAGGGCTTCCAGAATCGGCAATATCAAGGTCGTGTCTTTTACAAGCACAATCAAGACTATCGCTACAAGGAACCAAACGATCTCTTTTCGTTGCATTTTTGGCCGCTTTGACTTGGTTTGCAGTCCAATTCGGGCCGCACCATTTCCCATGAACCCGGACCATTCTACTTCAACGCCTTTCTTGTTGCGGCGTGTGCCCTCTTCATGAGGTTCTGAATCTTTGTCCGAGGGTGTTTTGCCTTCAGTTTCTTCAGTTGCCGTCCAAACTCTTTCTGGTATTTGCTCACCTTCCTCTTTTTTCGTGGTAGAACATTTTGTCTTTCAAATTGTCTGCTTAATTGTCGAGCTTCAATACTAGCTCTATTTCTCATATCGCCAAAGCCACTTTCAATCGGACCAATTTCTCCAGACATTGGATCCATTCCAACTGTTGGTGAATTAATTAGATTCATTAATCTAGTATCAACTAAGATTTCTGGGTTGTTTACTACTTCTGCTAATGCTTCTATCGGTGTCACTTCAATCACTTCTTGTATTTTTGGTGTTTTTCTAAATGGTTCAGTGGGCACGAACCTAGGATTTTCAAACATATTAGGTATGCCATCATTACTAGGTTCGCCTCCCTGATCTCTTTCAGTCCTAGGAGCACCGCCCCTTCGTAACTGAGAATAGAATTCCTTGAGATCTTCGCCCGCTTTTGTTGTGCGTTCGTTTAATTCTCGTAGAGAACGAGGTAGAGCCATTGGCTCACCTTCAAGCACTTAGAACTTCAGATTGTACCAGGGCAGCATAAATGTCAGCAGATGCAACAGCACGATATCCGTAGAGTTTACCAGTACAGGTTTTTGGAGATAGACAGTTCTCAGCTTGAACTCCCAAAAAGAAATCATTTGTCGCAATGATTCCAATGTATTCTAGAGTAGCAGGTGGAGTTTCTAGCGCCGCTTCACTGAATGAAACCGCAACACCAACATCAGCACGAATCTTTTCTGTGCGACGTGCTAGCAAAT